GTTAGTCTATCAGTCTCGGTATCATATATGTGGAAACCTCTAGGATCCTTATAATCATTCCAGAACATCTGATATGGATTACCTAAGTACTGGATGTTACCATGCTTAGACTTATGATGAAAGTGTCCTGACCATACACGATTAAACTTCTTAAAGTCTGCTGATTTAAATCCTCCATTAAATCTATGTCCTGCCATTACTTCAAAGCCGTCAATCTCTAAATGACCAGCAGCAATGCCAGCATCAGATTCTTCAATAGCTTTCTCTGCTAGTTCACGGTTACCAGAATTGATCCAAGGTAACATAAGAAACTCTCTGCTACCAAACTTAAGAGTAGTAGGTTCAGAGTAGATAGTTATGTTATCATATTCTTCTAGTAATAGTTCAGGGGAATTGATCCTATTGGTATTTTTATAATAGGTACAATGATTCCCTAGAATCATGTGTACATCATACTTTCTAAGTCTGTCGAAATAGTCAGTTTTAATCCTCGCAAGAGTACTAAAATCCATAGACTTTCGGTTATCAAATGTGTCGCCAAGATCAAGGATGGTATCGATACCGTGTTTTTCAAGTGTCGGGAAAAATATTTCATCATAAAATTTATTAAAGTAATTCCAGAAGGCTAGAGAACCTTTCCTTCCATCCAGATGTTGATCTGTAATGATTGCGATTTTCATAGCACGTATGTCTTGATAGTATATGCTGCTCTATGTTGTGGGTATAGTTCCCTCATTTTTTTAACGACTGCTAGTTGTACTTCAAGAATTGCCATAAGGTTTTATAATAATACGATTGTTTTCATAGTCTGCTATAAACTCTAATGCAACTTCGTGATCCCACATGAGTTCTTCGTACATTGCATTAAGTCTATCCATGTCTTCCCACAGCGAGTTCAGATGTGGTGGCAAGTGATCATCTTCTATCATTTGTTTTTCCTCATAGGAACATCAAGAGTCCAAGACCCACCGTCTAATTCAACCATCTCAAAATTCTTTTCGAAATAAGCTTTTCTTTTATTTGCTTCTGCTTCCAGTTTGTTTAGTTCTTTCTCACGTCCTGGTTCGGGTTGAATCTCACCATAGTGTTTGTCTGTCCAAACTTCTGGATGCTCATGGACATCATAGAACTGAAGTATGGAACTGTCAACCATACTGTATAATGTGTCCCATGTCAAATCTTTTCTTAATTTTTCTGCTATGAAATCAATTTGATTATCTGTCATAGACACATCATCATCTTTAAATAGATGCTCACCTCGTACTGCAACCAACTCATTCAAGTTAATCAGTATAGAATTGTCATTATATATTGCTCTAGGCATGTGCTACCTCATCTAGTAAGAACAATGGAAAATACTCAAGATTATTTTCTTCCCATATCTTATGGGAATTCATTCTATCTACGATAGCAACAACACGGTTCACAGTGTATCCTGCTTCACGTAGTACTCTGACTGCTGTTAATGCACTGTTGCCAGTAGTAGTGACATCTTCAAGGACTGTTACTACAGAACCTTTAGGTGGTTTTGGTCCTTCGATAACTTCCTTAGTACCATATCCTTTAGGGTTCTTACGAATGATCAAAGCATCGATAGGTTTCTTTCCTTTATAATATGATTTCTGTGCAATACCACATACCAGTGGGTCAGCACCTAGTGTGAGTCCTCCGACTGCTACAGCATCTTTCTCAACCAATCTAATCATAAGATGTGCTAGGAGTGCATTACCCTCACATGATAGAGTGACAGGTTTGCAGTTGACATAGTGCTCCGATTCTTGACCAGATGATAAAGTAAACTGTCCGTGACGGTATGCTTTATCATGCAATATTTTAAGGAGAGTTTCACGATGCTTCATGTCCTCGTGAGGAATAGCATTCTTCCATTCGTGGGCGGTGAATTGAGATTCTACTTTCATTATCCTCTGTTCATTTTAGTTTCAATGTTTTCTTTTATGGATCCCATGTCTGATTGAGATGGATTCATTCCAGTCATTGTACCTTCAAAAGTATCTGTGTGCATAACTTCATCATATCCTGACCGTTCTAAAATTTTATTCTTGATCTCTAGTTGCTTTTTTTCTTTCTGAATACGTCTCAAGAATGCGTAGTATATAATCTGAGTGAAGTAGGCAAAAGGATTTTTAGATTTTTCTGGATCGAAGTTATCTATGTATTGCAAACAGTTCTCTATCCCATCACAGATCATGTCCTCTCGAAACATGTAGTTGACAAAATTTGGTTTGTATGATAAATGTGTAGCTATCTTTAAGAAGCAATCACCAATGTAGTTTGGAACACGAGGTCGGGTCGCACCCGATTCCTTCGCAGCAATAACAGAGTTACGATAGACAGTGATCGCTTCTAGAAATTCTTTGTTATTTACGTAATACTCTGTTTTCTTTTTTACCATTGCCATGTCATAGATTGCTTGCCACTACTAGAAGTATACCATCGATTTGACACGTTGTCAACATGGGGCTTGACAAGTGACAAGATTAAGAGTAGACTAACTCTGTCAGGGGTTCAAGGGAGGTTGTAGCTTATAAATCTTCTCTAGATACTTTTTGGTTTCGGTCACAGACCCTAAACGACCCATACTTCTTGTAAACCTATTGTTGTCTAATCCCATATGCATTTTCTTGAGCGTCTTCAAATAGAAGTGCTCTATTTTTTTGTCTGTCTCAGTCATAGTAAGAACATGCTTCCTAGGAAGTACAAACATTTGATCGAAGGTTGATTTAATCCATTCCTGAAGGGCGAACCCATTAACTTGTATATCTGCGGTACGCTGCTGTTGTACAGGTACAACTTCTAAAGGATTATCTAGCACAAGACTGTCATCATCTGGCATGTAAGAAACTTTAGATACAAGTTCCTCTCCAGTTGTTAACTTTATTGTTGCGTAGAATTCATCTTCCATCATTTTAATTTGCTGTAAGGTTTACTTTTATAACTTCATACTTAAAATTCTCTTCGTTGTATATCGTTACTCTTTCGTTTAAATGTCTGAGTGTGTAGTTCTGACCGCCGATGTCGTCAGCAATATCATAGAGTGTTGCTATAGTTTTTCCATTGCCGACCCGTAGAACCCTCCCGATTGATTGGAGGTTTCTGATTCTAGACTTGGAGGGACTGGCAAAGACGATGTTATGTAAACGCTTGATATTAATACCAGTAGAAAAAGTCCCATAGGACGCAACAATGATTGCATCGTTTTCTTGCTCCGTAATTAATCTAACCTCTTCACGGTCTTCAACTTCCGTGCCACCATGAACAAAGAAAACCTTGCGATCTTCTTTAACATTACTATTTATGAGATCATATAAAGGCTCCCCATGCTTTTCAACGTAGTTAAATAGTACTAGGGTGTTACCTTCTAGGTCTTTGACTAGGTTTTTAATTAAATTATTCCTACCAGTATGATCAACCAGATAGTCTATCTCGTCATGATAGGTTTCGAAATGCTGAGGAGCGTGTTGACAAAGGAGTATCTTTATCCTAAACTTACTGAGATAGCCTGACTTAATCAGATCATCTGTCTTGGTCACCCTATCGCAGGATCCAAACAAACCTTCTAGTACCCACTTGTGAGTCTTACTCCCATCTAGTGTACCAGTAAATCCAAATCTATACTTAGCATTATGCAACTTAGTCATGATGCCAGTCAATGATTTGCTTTTGAATAGATGTGCTTCGTCACCGATCACACAATCTATGTCATCAAAATATCTCTTGGGAAACTTGTAAATAGATTGCCAAGTAGATATAATAATATTCTTATCTGTATTTTTATCCTTACCACCATAAATCTTATGAACAAAACTATCGGCATCCCAACCATAGTCAATGAAGTCGTTGACCATCTGCTCAACAAGGGAAGTAGTTGGGACGATTATAAGTATCTTCTTGGAGGTAGCGGTGTAGTATCTGACTATGGAGTAGATCATAAGAGATTTACCAGATCCCGTAGGAGATAGTAACAACTTACGATTATTTTTTATAGCCTCGTAGACTGCTTTGTATTGGTAGTCACGAGGTTTTATTTTGGATATTTTATCCATAAACAATTTAACACCACGAGGTGATACTAAATTATTATCCTCATAGACATTACCATACCACTCATCTTTCTCATACTCTATGTTATAATGCTTCTCATGAGCCCATGTATCAAGACGGTCTGTTAGACCACAATACAATGCACCAGTAGCAGGTGAGTACAACCTAATGGTTCCATCCCAGTGTCTGTATCTTGGATTCTTTTTTAAATACTTTGCTTCAGGAACTTCAAACGTAAAGTAATCTGCTAACTCCTGATGGACATGTGGTTCTTTAGAATCTATAGTAATATAGACTTCATTCTTCTTCTTTACTGAGAGGTATGTCATTACTGTCCATTAATAAACTTCTCCCACTCGATAGCACTCTTGATTTGAAATCCTCTATTGGAAATTTGTTTCATGACTTGATCCAACCAATAAATCATTGATTCCAAGTATTTGATTTTAGATTCTAGATTAATGATCTCATCATCAGATTCAATGTAGACCTTCATCTTCTCTGTCGTTTTTATGCTGTTGCCAAAAGGTTTCTCAGCATATGTTTTAGCGTCAGCTTCTCCTCCATAGTACTCACGCTTCTCTTTGACAAGTTTCCTAATCTTAAACTCCAATGAAGTTTTTAATTGTGAGATATCTGTATAGTGGTTTAAGTATTTATTATGGCAGAAGGGTATGTCTAATGCTACCTGTGCAAGGTCAGCACTATATTGTTTGTTCTTAAATTGAAAGTCTATGTGACTATCTTCTGCCCACTCTGCTTTTAGTTTGTCAAATTTATTACGAAGGGTTTCAAAATTCATAAATTAGTGCCAGTTTCTGTCTGTACGTTATATCTTGTATATTTAAATGTTGCTGTTGCAGTTACATAATCAATGTCACTAGGAGTAGCATCAAAGTTAACTCCTGTCAATCCAATGGGGAAGATTTCTTCGAAGTTGACGTAGAAATTTCCATTAAAATTGGAGGTAAGAACTTGTAAGGATCCTCTTGACTTTGTATCCAACCCAGATGAATGACCTTCGCTGAGGCCGAACTCCCTGATCCAATTTTGAATAGACATGTAGTTTTTGAGATCTTCATCGATCAAAAAGGTAACGTTTAAATCACCAAATTGTACGCCACCACTACCAGGTATAGGTATGCTTCTAAACTTACTAGGAAGTTCAGCAACAGGCATAGTTACATCAGGAAGGTTTACTGATTGGCAGAAAAAATCTACCCCCGAAAAGAGTTCCAGATCAAACTGAAACCCTACTGGAGATAGATAGTTCCTATTTACAGGTTGTTCTTTATACCATTCAGCAGCCACATCAACTTCCCAAGCTACTTACTATTTAGTGTACCACCAATATGGACCTTCGCCAGGTCCACCAAAGTCGTCATCGTCATCATCTTTAAAGGTAACTTTAGTAGGTTTCCTTTTCAAAGCATTGTAAACTACCACCACAGAAGCAACAGTTCCTGGTATTCCAACACCCATTAATATTTTATAAAGTGGATTCATGCATTTAATACAAAGTTTTCAGCAAATTCTTCTGCTTCACTTGTATGTATGAAATCTTTTGATGTAGCACCCCAGTCATCTGTAGTAAAGACCCTAGCACGATTGGGTAATTGATTAAAGTCTTCTATTCGAAAGACCTCTGCGTTTCTTTTGTCATCGTCACTGAAGTAACTACTTAAATGTATCATATCTCTCCTTAATTAATAGGTCTGCATTTTCTTTAGATTCAATGTCTACATCTTCATTAGCAATCCAGTGATCACAAAATCTGTATGTTTTGTCTGTAATACCAATGTCATTTCGCCAGAATGAACTGAGCAAAAATGATCTTAGTTTAAGTTGATCTTCTGTTAAGGGACTACCTTCATTAACGAAGGGAGTTGGTTTAGTAATGATACTCATCGAGGATGTCCAGTGCGTTGTTTAGTGCTTGTTGAGCTGCTGATCTTTCTCTTTCATCCCAGTTGGGATACCAATTTTTATTATGGATGCCTTCTTTGATTTTAAGAAGACGAGATGTCATAGCAACCTTGTCAATTCTACCATTCGTCATAATTAGCGTGTGTCGAAGTATGCCAGTTTGCAAGGTGGTATTTTCTATTATAGTATGTATCATAAAAAAAGGGAACCCGAAGGTTCCCTTTGTCATTGTTCTCAGATAGAGATTTACATAAGGTTCTCAACCTGTACACGTCTGTAGTACTGGTTACGATTCGCTGTAAGGGCTTCAGCATCAGGAGTGCCGTTTGCCTGTGTAACGAATGGGTTAGCAACCATTCCGTAACGTGTCTTAAATCCAATTTTGGGTTGGAATGTATCTGGACCAATAGACCTGACCATTTGGAGAGGTACATATGGGCAATAGAACAGACCAGCGTCATAAGGAGAAGTTCCTTTGTATCCTACAACGTAGTAATGCTTGTCAGCAATGTTTGCAGAATAAGGATCAACGTATACCTTAATACGTCCGTTCATTGTACCTACAAGTAGGTTACCAGTGTCATCAACTTCACCGATGGAAGGACCACCAGCACCAGTAAGACCTGAAGAGTAGTCTAGAGTACCAGACATAGCAAGAGCAGATGCAACGTCAGCAGATGTGACGATGAAGTTACCCTTTCCTCTACGAGTTTCCTGTGCGATTGCGTTAGCGTCTCTTTCAACTTGGAACATCAGTCCTTTGAATTTCTCAACTGACCATCTTCCGTTTGAGTCTACGTCTAAGTCAAAACGACCAGCGTTTGCTACGTTATTAGCAGCACCAGGTTTTGCAATTGTGTAAACTGTACGTACAACCTCACGGTTGATTTCAGCAAGGATCTCACTAGACAAGATGTTAGCAAGTTCTTGCTCTGCATCAAGACCGTGAATTGCTTTCAAGTCTTGTGCAAGTTCTAAGGTGTACTCAGCTTTTAGAGCTCTGGACTGTGCTGTCACAGCAGTTTTCTCAATGCTGAATGCCATCTCACGGAACTGAGTTGTTTCACCCAATTCTTCAGCAACGTTACGTGCCATTGGCTTAACGCCACGCTCGTATGTTCCTGGTGATGCGTCGTTAAGTAGAGCAGGGTTCGAACCATCTGTTGCATCGTTAGCAGGGTTATATGCACCCTTACTAGCGTCTGATCCAGCAGAGAAGTTTGAATCTGGCTCGTTGTATAATGCTTCGGGGCCTGTACGATTCTCGTAATGCGCCTTCATTGCAAAGATAAGTCCAGTAGGACCACTCATTGGTTGTACACCGCAGATATCGTATGCAACTAGGTTAGGCATAGCACGACGAATCAAGCTGAT